CTCCCTTTGACCCGCAAGGGGCACCCCCCCCAGGAGGACCCGAAGCCCCTGCGTCGGTTGCGGCGGCCTGCTCGCCCACCCCACGGCGGACCTGGGCCATCCCCGCCACGGCCTTGGCGGCCTGCTCTTTCCACCAGCTCATCCACACGGCCGGCGGCTTCAGCGGCTTGCGACGGCCCCGCGCCGCATCGACCCGCTGGCCCGCCAGGTCCTCCGCCTTGACCACCGCCGCCTCGACCAGGCACAGCAGTTCCCCCTCGGCCAGCCCCACCGCCACCACCTCCTGCCAGCGGTGGGCCAGGGCGGGCTGGTTCTCCCGCCACGAGTGGATCCCCGGCGAGCAGCCCATCGCCTGGTAGATCAGCTTGGCGAACGCCAGCCCGCCCTCGTCGGCCAGCACCGCCGGCCACGGCACCGGGACCTCGTAGTTCAGCACCCGCCCCCACAGCCCGGCGTCCGGCACCACCTCGACCGCGACGTCCTGCTCGCCCGGTCCGTCGACCTCCCCGTCGCCCTCGCCCCCGCTGCGCTGCTCATCCGGACGGGCCGGGGCGGTGGGTCGACCATCGCGGTCCCCACTCGCCCACGGCCTCGCCGGGGGGGTGTCGAGCGTTCGGTCTGCCGGGTCATCGGTCAAGGCGTCCCGCCCGTCCGTCCGGCCCTCTGGCGGGGCGGAGCGGGTCGACTGGGCTTGGGCCTCGCCCTTGGCCTGCCCCTTGCGATCTTGCGCGCCCCTTCCGCTTCCGCCTCCGGATTCCCCTCTGCCTTCTCCTTCCGCTTGTCCGCCACCCGCAGGGGGGCGGGCTTGGTCTTGCCCTTGTCCTTGTGCTTGCGGCGAGGCGGGCAACGTCGCCGATTCTCCAGCGCCGTCCCGCTCGCCCGGCGGACCTGGTGGTCCCGTGGCCCGCGGCTCGGGTGTTCGATGGTCGGCTGCCTCTGCGTCGGTCGGGTCGGTGGTCTCGCCCTGTCCCGGGCGGGGGTCGGGATCTGCCGCGTCCGCCTTGAGCTCTCCTCGCAGGATCGCTCTCTGGCGGGCGTCGTAGGCCCTAGCGGCGGCCGGGTCCACCCGCTCGAGAAGGCCGAGCCCGGGGCTGCTCAGCAGCCTCCGTGCCCAGCCGACGTCGTCGGGGGTCAGTCCCATGGTCTCGGCGATTGTCCGGGGGCTCGCCGGTTGCCCTCTGTGGTCGACCAGTAGACCGCGCAGTGTGGGTCGGTTGGCGGCGTAGCTCAGCAGCAGCCGGTAGATGCCGTAGAGCCGCGCGCCGCCGGCCCGCAGGATGGCGCGCCGGGTGTGCTCGATTTCTTGTCCGGTGGTGGGTTCTCCGTTGGTGCTGCCCGGCCCGATCCACTCGCGGACGTAGGCCGGCGGTTTGTCGACGAAGGAGGCGTTCTTGGGCGGCCGGGTCGGTTCGAACAGCCGCCACCAGTCGCAGAAGCGGTAGACGGTGGGTTGCCGCCTGCCGGTCCGCTCGCCTTGGTTGTCGTGTCTCTCGGCCATCCGTGGCCGGCTCCAGAGGGTCAGGGGGCAGAGGTCAGGGCGGCAGCGGGACGCCCCCGCGTCCAGCCGCGCGCGCGCCACATCATCACGGCCGCGCGGCGATCCAGTTCGACCGCTCCCTTGGCGACCGCCTTGGTGCGCATGCCCGGGGTCAGGTCGTAGTGAGGGAACCGCCCGCCCTGGAACCACGCGTGCTTGAGGCCGAGCTTGGCCGCGAAGGCGTGCAGCTCGTCGAGCGTGTCGGCGAAGAGGTGACACGCCTTCGGCCAGCGCCACCGGCGACTGGCCATGCACGGCGTCAAGGGGTCGACGTAGACGCTCATCGGCTCGCTCCTCATGTCGTCGGCCTCGACCACGACCCGCGCGATCATCCAGGCCTCGCGCGGTCCGACGACGAAGCGGCGGTAGTACGCCCACCAACTCGGCCAGTGCTCTCGCAGCGCGTAGGGGTGGGGTCGGCCGACGAGTCGCACGAACCACCACAGACGCCGCAGTTGTCGCCAGGGCCAGCGCATCAGCCGGCCTCGGCGTCCAGTTCGGCGCTGCGGTCGCCGACGGCCTTCTGGCGCCACTTGGCCTTGGCCAGGCCGATCTCGACGGCGGCGGCGAGCGTCTCGCCGTCGGCGTCGGCGATGGCCTTCTCGGCGTCGGGCCGCTTGCCCTTGGCGATGACCTTGGCGGCCGCGTCGCGGCGGCAGCGGTCGATCGTCGGCCGCTCGGGGATCTCGAGGCCCCAGGCGAGGGCCACGCCCTCCAGCGCGTCGATGTGGACGACGTGCTCGGCCGGCAGCGGGACGTTCTCGACGTCGCCGGACCAGCCGACGGAGGGCAGCGACTCGCGCGGGCGCTTGGCGTTCGCCCAGATCGCCGCGAGGGTCTTGCCAATCCAGCCCCCGAGGACGATGGCCCCGTCCAGCGTGGGTGCCATCTTCTCCAGGTCACAGCCACAGTAGGCGCCTCGTAGGGCCGCCCACAGCGCGAGGCCGAGGCGCTGCTCTGACAGCACCGGCGACGGCACGTCCAGGGACTCCCTGATCGCGTCGTGAAGCTCCTGACCGTAGTCGTGCAGGGCCAGGGCGTGGACCTGCTCGGTCGTCCACGGGAACTTGCGTTCCAGCGCCGCGACCCGCTTCCGCTCGGCCGAGTACTTCGTGGCGTTGAAGCCGCGGTCGTCCGCCCGCTTCCTCTTGGCCTCGCACTTGGCGCAGTGCTCGGTCCCGTCGTCGACCACCTTGCCGCAGTCGGCGCAGAGGCTCACGCCGGCGGCCTTGGCCTTGCGGACCTTCGCGGCCAGCTTTTTTGCAGCCTCGGCCTTCTGGGCCGCGCGGACCTTCTCCCAGGCGGTCCGCTTGCGGTCGTAGCAAGCCCGGTTGGTGCAGTGGCCCTTGCGGGCGGAGCCTCGCGGGCGGATCCCGGCGAACAGGGCCGGCTGGTCGGTGTAGGTGGCGGTGTTGTCGGGGCAGCCCTCGCAGGCCCGCTCCCCGCAGCACGGCTCGGCCTTGGGCCAGCCGCCGGCGGCCAGCCCGCACATCGCCGCGCCGACGGCCCGGCGCAGCTCGCCCATCGTCATCACGTGGTCCCTCGCCTCCCGCTCATCCTCGTCGGTGGGCTCGCGGTAGCTGTAGCGCGGCGTCCCCCACACGGCGGCCTTGGCGTCCCACTCCATCTCGCAGACGTCCCCGGCCAGCTCGATCTGCTTGGCCGCGTCGCCGACGCGTGCGATCAGCAGCGCCTGCTTGAGCGGCAGCCGCCCGCTGGCGACCAGCCCGGCGACCGGCTCGCACAGCCGCAGCAGGTCGAGGTGCCTGCGGACGTAGTCGGCGCCGCAGGCGATCTCGGCGGCGGTCTCCGCGACGGTCATCCCGGCGTCGCGTGCCCGGCCGAGCTGCCGGGCGACGTCGATGTGGTTGAGGTCCTCGCGCTGGAGGTTCTCGGTCAGCTGCATCCGCGTCTTGAGCCGGTCGTCGACGTCGCCGTCGCGGTAGACCTTCGCCTCGATGAGGTCCTCGCCGGCGGTCGCCGCGGCGGCCAGACGCCGGTGGCCGGCGATCATCTCGAAGTGCTTGCCGCGCTTGCGGACGATCACCGGCTCGAGCAGCCCGACGTCGTGGATGCTCCGGGCCAGCTCGAGCAGTGCCGGCTCGTCCATGGTGGTGCGGACCTGGCCGTCGGCGTCGATCGCGTCGATCGGCACCATCACCAGGTCGGCCCGGGGCGACTGCTTCACGGCGGCGGTCGCTGCGGTGGCGTCAGTCTTGTCGGTCATCGGTGCACCCTTTCTGTCTGTGTCCCTGGGGAGGCCGACGTGGCCGGCCGGCTGGCCGGACGTGCCGTCCGCCGTCAAACGCTGCCTGTGTCAGTCGTCGTCGTCGTGGACGCCGACCAGTGAAGGCTCTGTGCCCTCTGAGGGCTCAGCGTCCTCGCCGTCGTCGTCGTCGTCGTCCTTGGGAAAAAGCGGGCCGGACTCGGTCTCGCCCTTGGCGTTGAGCAGCACGGCCTCGAGCTTCGCCTGGCACTCGTCGACACCCTTCCTGGCGGCGGCGGTGGCGCTCTTGAGGCGCTTGTGCTCGGCCGACGCGGCGAACAGCCGGTCGTAGGCGGCGAACAGCTCGTCGGCGACGGCGTCGGGGATCCTCGGCCCGGTCGTCTCGGGTGTGTCGGTCATCGTCTCGGTCTCCTCAGAGGCCGACGTCTCGTCGGCCGTCAAACGGTGCGACCCCCTCGGCAGGACCTCGTAGTGCAGCAGGTCGTCGTCCACGTCGAAAAGTCGCTGTCGGCCGGTAACGACGAAGGGCCGGACGGGCCGGACGTTCGCCAGCACCCAGGCCTGGGCGCCGTCGTAGATCTCGCAGCAGGCGGCCGGCTCGTCGGGCCGCGTCATCGGCCGGCAGCCGACGACGTCGACGACGGCCAGGGCGTACCCGCAGCGGCAGCCCGGCACGACCGGCTTTTTGCTCGAGCAGATCAGCAGCTTCCCGCGATGGCTTGTCGCCCACCGGCGGGTCTCGATGGTCTTTTCGCCGCGGCGGATCCGGTCCGCCCACGGCTGGTGCAGCGACAGGGCCTTCATGGCACGGCCACCGCCTTCCTCGCTTCGGCGGCCGAGATGCTCTTGAGCTTCATGCGGCCGCGCCACAGCTTGAGGACGCGCCAGTACCCGCCCTTGATGCACAGCACCTCGCCCTCGCAGAAGACGGGCGAATCAGGCGGGAATCCCAACAGCCGCGCGGCTGCCGCGGGGCGCTCCTTGACAAGCTGTCCCGTAAGCTTTCGGAGCTCTCCGGTCTCAGTGTTCTGCATCGCGGTCTCCTTCTAGGCCCCGTCGGGGCCGTCAATGGTGTCGTCGTCGGTCGGTGGGTCGCCGATGGGCCCGCGATCCGTCGGCTGGTAGCCACGGCCGTCGCCGTGCCAGTCTCGTCGCGAGGTGCCCTGGCCGATCGACACGACGGGCACCAGGTCCGGCGGCCATTCCAGGCGCGTCAGGTGGTCCGCGAGTCGGGCGACGGCGGCGGCGTCCGACGGGCCCAGGACCCTCTCGAGCTTCTCGATCAACACGATGCCGCCGGCGACCTCGACGGCCAGGCAGACCAGTTGCAGCCTGCGGGTCTCGTCATGCAGCGTGCGGGTCTCCTCGACGGCCTTGCTGACCGCCTCGATCCCGGCGCCGAGGACCTTGTACCGGGCGGCGTGCGGGTCTCGGCTCTCGGCCTTGCGTCGGGCCGCCTCGGCCCCCGACCGCGCGTGGCACAGCCGCTTGCGGACGGCCTCGAGCTTCGCCTCATGGCTCTCGGGGCACTGGACCGACCCGTCCAGCAGCCGGTCGAGGTGGGCGCTGACGGCGACGGCGGTGCGATCCAGCCGCGAGGCGACCGCCTTGATCGGCCTGCCGCGTGACAGCCAGTTGAGCATCGCGCCGACCTCCCAGGAGGCCCAGGCCCGCTTGTGCTGCTCGGGCTTCGCCGGCGGCGGGTCAGGCGGTGCGTTGGGCGGCGTCTCGGGGGGTGCGAGCGTTCCTTGCTCTTCCATCGGTGGCTCCTTCCCTGGCCCCCGGAGGGGCCGCTGGCTACACAGAGGTCGACGCCGGCGTCGACCGTTAAACGGTGCGGTCGCAGCTCTTGGCTCGTGGCTCACGCCTTCCGCGCGGCCGGCGCGTCGCCGATCGGCGCCAGGTGGCGGCGGAGCAGGTGCAGCGTGCCGTCGCGGGCGCCCAGCAGCGCCTGCTGGTCGTCGTCGCGCGTGAAGATCAGGTTGGCGTGCTCGGGCCGGACGGTCAGTCCGGCGAAGGCGGCCAGCTCGGACAGTAGCCGCCCGAGGGTGTCGACGCCGACCATGACCGGCTCCCGCTCGTCGGCGTGGAGTTCCGCCTGGGCCGCGGCCTCGTCGGCGCGGGCCTCAGACTCGCTCTTGACGCCCTTGGCCAGGCCCGCGTCCGCGGCAGCGATCTTGGCCCTGGCCTCTCTGACAGCGGCGTTCCGCTTGGCTGTCGCAGCCGCCCCGGCCGCTTTCGCAGCGGCCGGCTTCACCGTGCGCCTCGACCAGCCCCTGTTCCGCTCGCCCGGCGGCGTCGGCGGGTCGGCGTACTTCTCGGCCAGCGTGCGAGTCGCGGCGTTCGTGGAGTGCAGCTTCTGGTAGTGGGGACTGCACAGCCCGCGGCTGCGGATGGGCTTGAAGCAGTCGGGCCACTTGCAGGTCCTGTCGGTCTTCGGCATGGCGTCTGGCTCCTTCCAATGGGCCCCGGCGGGGCGGGGCGGTCAGGCGGACGTCCCGTCCGCCGCTAAACGGTGTTCTGCGGGCCCTGCGCCTCTGCGGCGGTCATCAGGCCCATCGCCACCAGCTCGGCCTTGGCGCGGCGGTGGCTGCGGTCCATCCGCCGCTGATCGCGGGCGGTGAGTCGTCGGGCGGCCTCGACAGCCAGGCCGACCGGTCGGGCGTTGCACACGGCGTCGAAGGCGGCCCAGGCCTCTCGGCTGATCCGCCAGCGGCCGCCGGTCTTGCGGGCGTCCAGGCGGTAGACGATGCGGCGGCCGTCGCCGGGCCGCACGACGCAGCCCTTGCGGATCCACCGGACGACGGTCTGCACGCAGACGTCGCACCGCGCGGCCAGCTGCGCCACGCTCATCGGCCATCGCTCGGCAGTGTCGGCGGCCTGGATCATCGCTCGCCCTCCGGACTGGCCACAGGGGCCGCAGAGGGCAGGCCGGCGGTGGTCGGGAACTCGGTGGCCATCAGCTCGCTCAGGCGTCGTGCGGACGGCCCGCGTGCGATCACGACGACCCCGACCATCTCGCCGGCGTCCTCCATGCCCAGCAGCGTCGTGTCCTCGCCCCGGGCGGTCGCGTATTCCATCCCGGCGGCCAGGAGCAGGACCGCGACGTCCTCCGGCCCCAGGCACTCCACCGCTGCGTAGACCTGCTGCGGGGACGGCGGCCAGCCGCCCCAAGTGTCGTCTCGGCGCTGCAGGCGGTCGCGGTGGTCCTGGAGCCGGGCGACCAGATCCTCGCGGTGCCCTTCGATGCGGAGCTCCCAGCGAGCGCAGAGGCTTCGGAGGTTGATGACGCTCTCGCCGACCAGCCGCTCGTCGCTGAGGTCCTCACGGCACGGGTTCTTACTCATGGCCTCTCCCTGCCCTCTGTGGCTTCCGTCTCCTCCGGCCGCATGGCGGCCCGCACCCGTCGCCAGTAGGTCAGCGTCGAGGGTCGTCGGTGTCCGCGGGGTCCGCCGTTGTGCATCCGCGCCCGCTGGGCGTCGGTGGTCGCGCCGTGGCGTTTCCAGTACCACCGCATCACCTGCTCGGACCGGGCCCGCGACCAGACCGACGCGTGGTAGTCCCACTGGACCCGTCCGGCCTCGCAGCCGTCGCGCCAGTACGCCACGCCGATCTGGTACGGGCCTCGGGATCGTCCGCCGTCTCCGACGGCATCATCGCGTCCGCCCGACTCGACGAACCGGATCGCGTCGAGCAGTCGCCGGTGTTCTTCCACAGGGCTCTCGCTCTCGGCGCCGCCCTTGCTCCCCTTGCCGTCTGCGGCGCCCTTGCCGAAAGAAGCGGCGGCGCCCCGGGTGGAGGTGGGCCCGGGGCGTCCGCCGGGTGGTGCGACCTCGGCGGGAAAGGTTGGAAAACCGCCGGTGCCGCGGACGAGCGGGCCTTCGCAATACCCGCTCGGTCTGTGGGCCTCGGGGCCCAAGGAGGAGGCGGGCCTGCGCGGTTTGGAGGCGGTCGGCGCGTCGCCCCCGGCTGCCGTCCTGTTGCCTGCAGGGCCTCGGCGGCCACGGCTCCCGCGCAGGTCGGCCGTGTTGTCAAGTTGGGGCGGCTGCCAGATCACCGCCCCGGTCGTGTCGCTCCGCCCGGGTCGTCCCGGACGGAGGGGGTCGCTTTCTCGCCGGCAGACTAGGAGTCCGCTCGCTGGCTCGAGGAGCACCCCGGCTCTTGCCGGTTCGCCGGGGTTACCAAACCCTTTCCTGTTACTTGCGACCCCGTCGGGGGTGGGTATCGTGGGGGGTTCGCCCGCCTGGCGTTCGGCGATCAGGCAGGCCGCCGCGAGCATCACGCACATCGTCACGGGCGCGAGCCGGACGAGCCATTCTCCCGCAGCAGCTCGAGCAGCCACTGGCGGAACCGCTCCGGGTCGCTCTGTGCCAGGGGGCCCGCCGCCAGGAGGAAGTCCGCGACCGCCCGGGCCACCCGGTCCGGCCGGCGGCTGGCGGCGAACACGCCCGGCCGACTGAGCAGCCGGCGGAGCAGGTCCTCGATGCGGTCGACCTTCTTGGTCGCCCTCGTCATGCAGACGCCGGTGGCGTCGGCGACCTCCTGGGCGGTGTAAGGGCTGGAGCGGATCACCGGGAACCTCCGTTTTAGCGCCTGTCGGGCATCGGCGCGAAAAAAAGTCAGGGTCCGCATCCGTGCGGGTACAGGCGCGAAAACCGGTCCGTGTTTCGCCACTGTGGTCAGGCATCGGGGGTGCTAGGTTCTCCGCCGTGGATCACGGCACGGGACAGTTCGAGTGCGGAGCGGACCGGGGCGCCGACGCAGGGGGGGACGTCGGCGACCACCGGCCGCTCACAGTGGGCCCGCGAGGCGGGGGCTTTCCCCGGAAACTCGCTGACCCAGTCGGGGGTTTTTGGCAGGAGTTCAGCCTGCAGGCCGTCGGGGACGTCGTTGGCAAAAAGCTCGCCGGGGCGTTCGGGCGGGGGCGAGAAGGACGCGCACGGCGCCAGCGAGGCCGGCTCGTCGGCGTCGCGGCCGTCGCAGTAGCCTCCCGCGTCCGCGTGCTCCATGCACTCGCGGCAGGCCGCGTGGATCAGGGTGTCGGGTTCGTGGTGGTCGTGCATGGGTCAGGCCGCCTCCATCGCCGTGGTGTAGGGCCGGCCGGTGCGTCGGTCGACGTAGCAGAGGGGGATCGCGGACGGGTCGGTCGGGGTCAGGCCGGGGCAGCCCCCGTCGTGTCCGATGAACCGCAGGCAGAGCGGGCAGTGTTTCGAGGGGTTCGGGACGCGACGCCCGGCCGTGCGGTCCATCAGGCGCTGCAACGGATCCGGCTGGCGTTTCGCTCGCCGCTTCATCGTGCGACCTCCTGGCGCAGCAGGTCGCCGAGCGTCAGTTCGGCGGTGTCGAGCTTCACGTTAGGCTCCCCCCCCCACTTCCCCGTCCGCCACGGCCCCGACGACTTCGGCCTCTCCCGAGTCCCGGAACGCCGGACGGCGCACGGTCCTGATAACCAAGTCCCGCATCCTCAGACCCAACGCAAACGCGAGCTTCCGGACCGTCGATGCGTTTGGCCGGTTCTTGCTGTTCATGGTCCGCCACACTGTGGCCTTCGAAACCCCAGCCTCGTCTGCGAGCCGCTCATCCGCCCAGCCCTTCTCCATCTGAGCCGCTCTCAAACTCGCAATGTCGAACGCTGGCACCATCGGTAAGCCCTTCTTCTTCAGTCTTCTAATCAGAAGAATAGCCTCCCGTCCCAACCCGGTCAAGGTCAATCTTCTTATTTCTTCAAAAAACTTCGTTGAAGGAAAGGTGGTCGCACGCCAAGAATGCCAGCTGTAATGCTCCCCAAAGTCAAACGAGGGTGGGAATTCGACGAGGACCTCGTCGCGGCGTTCGATCAGTGGATCGAGACGACGGGGATGCAGAAGAACGCGGCCGTCCAATTGGGGCTCTGGCTTGTCATGCACGTCGACCCGCACACACGACAGGACGCCATGGACCTGATGCAGCGACCTGACACGAGACAAGACGCAAGTATCAGGCTAAGCCGCTCTGTAGAGCCGGACCTGCCCCCGAGACTGGCCGAGGAGTTCAAGCGGATGCTAGAGACGTTCGGGTTCCGCGAGAAACGGGCAGTGGCGGCGGCCATCGCCTCATTCGTAGCGGCCCACGATCAGACGATCGAGGACAACTACGCCAGCGTCTCGGATTACTACGCGCCGGGCCAATCGTCCGACGCCACTGACAGCGGAACCGACGCCACGCCGCCTAACACCGACCGACGCGCGGAACCGGACCCAGCCATGGTCGCGGAGATCAGGCGCCAGATCGACCGGGTAGAGCGGGAGCGCCAGGAGAAACTGCGGCAGCAACCGCCGCCAGTAGAGAGGGCTGGCTAGTGATCGCATCCAGGACCGCGCTGAGGTCGGCGACCTGGTCCGGCTCGACGGCCTCCAACATGGCGAGGGTCCGCTCGATCACGGGGATCCCCAGTTGGTCGGCCCTGGACCGCAGAAGCGGGACCCATCGGGCCACCGCCCGGCGCAGGGCCAGGGCGGGATGAAGGTCGGAGACCGAGTCGATGACGCTGACGACGGTGATACTCATGGACAACTCCCCAGTGGGCTGCCCCCTCCGTGAGTGGGTTGGCCGAGCTCCGCCCGGCAGGCCGCATTGTACCGCGGGCCGGCGCGGCCTGCACGGCGGAGAGGCGGAACGGCGATGACGACGGGTCGGGGTAGGGCGTGGCTCCTGGTGATCCTCGCAGCCGTCGTCTGCGTCGCCCTGGCGGTCAGCTACTGGCCGCCGCGCGGCGCCGGCGCCCCGTCGAGCGCGCCGTACATCGGTGCGGCGAGCTCGCGGGTCGTCCACCGTGCCGTCTGCGGCCACGTCGGGCGGATCGACGAGGACAACCGCGTCGGCTGGCCGACTCTCGTCGAAGCGAAGGCGAGCGGGCGCAGGCCGTGCAAGCACTGCCGGCCCTGGCTGGTGGCCGAGCCGACGACAACAACGCAAGGGGCCCGGGATGGCGCAGAGCAACCTTGACGAGCTGGCGGCGGCGACCGCCAAGCCGGCCTCCGCGGCCGACACGGCGACGTGTCCCTACTGCGGCGAGACGATCCGGGCGGTCGCCCGCAAGTGCCTTTACTGCGGCGAGTGGCTGGGCAAGGCCAGGGCGGCCCCGGGGAGGCATCGCAACGCCGGGGCGAAGTTCTTCATCGACTACTTCATCCTCGCCCCGATCCTGATCACGTTGGCGGTGATCGCCATCCTCGCGGTGTGGTACTACTTCGCCGACAACTGACCGGCCGCCGCCGGGGAGTTCCTCCGTAATTACGGAAGCCCTGGCCGTCGCCGCCGCGCAAGCTCTGTGTTTACGTTCATCGACCGACCGCCGCTGAGGGTGGTCCCGACACCAACTTCGCCCTTTGACAATGCACGTTTCCGCTCCATCGACCGGCGACGGGTCGGCGCTCGACACGCAGGAGGTCACTGGTTCAAGTCCAGTACGGCCCAGTGTGATAAGCGTAACCGAAGCCGCTACCTAGTGGCACCTGTCGGCCTGGCCGATGGCGCGGCGCCCTTCACGAACCCCCCGGCCCTCTGTCTGCACCGCGCCAGCGGCCGCGCCGTCGTCCGCCTCGACGGCGTCGACCACTACTGCGGCAAGTTCGGCACGCCCGCCGCCGAGGCCCGCTACCATCGGCTGTTGGCCGAGTGGGTGGCAGCAGACCGCTCGGCCGCCCTCGTCGCCGGCGAGCGCCTCGAGACGATCGCCGAGCTCGTTTCCGCCTACACCGCCCACGTCCGGACGCATTACCGCAAGCGAGGCCGTCCGACCGGCGAGGTCCACGCGCAGATGACGGCCCTGCGCTACGTCGTGCGTCTCTACGCCGACCTGGACGTCGCCGAGTTCGGCCCGCTCAAGCTCAAGGCGGTCCGCCAGGCGATGGTCGCCGATGACCTGGTCCGTCGCTCGATCAACCACCACGTCTCGCGGCTACGGGCGATGTTCCGCTGGGCCGGCGAGAACGAGCTCATCGACCCCCTGGCCGCCGACCGTCTCGCCTGCGTCCGCGGCCTGCGTCGGGGCCAGGGCGGCCGCGAGACGACCCGTCGTCCGCCGGTCGCCTGGTCGGCCGTTGAGGCCGTCCGCCCGCACGTCGCGCCGCAGGTCTGGGCGATGGTCCGGCTCGGATGGCACACCGGCATGCGCCCGGGCGAGGTCCGCATCCTCCGGACCGGTGACCTCGACCGCCGCGGCCCGATCTGGCTCTACCGGCCTCGCGAGTTCAAGATCGAGCACACCGGCGAGGACATCGAGCGGGTCGTCGCCCTGGGCCCCGAGGCCCAGGCGGTCCTGGCCCCCTGGTTGCGATTCGACCCGGACGCCTACTGCTTCCAGCCGGCCGAGGCCGAGGCGGCCCGCAACACGGCGAGACGACAGGCGCGTCGTCTGCCGTCGTGGCCCTCGCACGCACCGAAGCGCCGCCGGGCCCGTCGCCGGTCGACCCCTCCGGGGGCCTGCTACACGACCGACACCTACCGCAAGGCGATCGTCCGGGCGTGCGTGGCGGCGTTCCCGCCGCCGGCCGAGCTGGGACCGCGCGACGGCGAGGCCCGCCCGGCGTGGTTGTCACGTCTCACCGACGACGAGCGGTCGCGGCTGTCGGCATGGCACCGGCTGCACCGGTGGACCCCCCAGCAGTTGCGGAAGGCGTTCGCCAACCGCGCCCGGCAACACTGCGGCACCGACGCGGCCCGGGCCGCGCTGGGCCACGCCGACGAGCGGACCACGAGGGAGTACTACCTCGAGCGCGACGTCGCGGCGGCCGTCGAAGTCGCCCGGAGAATCGGCTAGGGCCGGCTGTCAAGCCCCGCAAAAAACCTTGACGGGTGCCGCCGGCGGGCGTAGTCTCGCCGGTGGTGGAAAGGACACTGCCATGGGGAAGTTGCACATGGGGTACCGTCTGAGCGTCCTTCTCGTCCTCCTGGTCCTGCTGCTGCCGCTGGCCTTCGGCCCGAGGTGGCGCGTCGCGACGTACCGCTATCGCGTCGGCGATCGCGTCTCGGTAGGCGACCAGTTGCCCGAGGGCACCGTGCGGTCTCGCTACACCTGCCCCAGGACGGGCATCCGGTTCTACCGCGTCGCCCTCGACGACCCGACGCTGCTGCTCGGCAGGGACTACATCGTGGCTGAGGACGACCCCTTCCTCGCGCCGGCCCGCCGCCGCGCCCTTACGACCGACGCAGACGACACGCGTCGTCCAGGGGATCCGGACACTCGCCCCCGCTGACCCCGCAGGCCGCCGGCTGCCCGCAGCAGCTCCGGACCGCCACCGGGCAGGACCTCGATGTGTCGGCCTCGCCCCCCGGCGGGTCGTCCATCAGCATCGTCCCCGGAGACGGGTCGACCACCAGGCGACCCGGCTCGGGGAGATCCTCGCAGTACCGGCACCGCGACCGGCAGACGCCGACGTGGGGCCGGCCGCCGAAGCGGCCCTTGAGGCATCGCACCCCCGCGCCGGCCCCGACGGTCTCGCAGAACGCACACCGCATCAGAAGGGGCACGCCTCGATCTCGAGGCTGCTGGTCGCGTCGCAGCCGCCGGTCCGGTCGTAGGTGCCCTCCGGATCCCCGGCGTCGAAGGCCTTCTCCCCGGACCAGATCAGTGTATCCGACTGGCACCAGACCTCGACCGTCCAGGTGCACCCGTCCAGGTACAGTCTCGTCGCGTCTCGGTCGAGTGCCTTGCCGTCGATCGACTGAGCGAACCCCGGGTCGCCCGGCCAGACGCAATCGGTCGGGGTCATGAACCACCCCAGCCAGCCGGGCGAGAATCCGTCCGGAGTGCACCCGCCGCAGGCCTCCAGGTCCCCGTCGGTGTAGTCGGCGATCCCGTAACACCAGTTCAGACCGACCGGGCAGTCGCAGTCCTCGCAGCAGCAATCGTCCGCGAGGGCCTGCTCGCCGTCATCGCCCACGAGCAGCTCCTCGCCGTCGTCGCCGGTCAGTTGAATCTCACCGTCGGCCATGATCGCTCTTCCGGGTTAGGGGCAGTCGGTCCGCACCGCCGCCACTTCGCCGGCGTCCCACAGCACCAGCGACTTGTCCGCGGCGTAGAACGCCGTGCCGTAGCCGCTCCCGGCGACCGTCTTCCCGGACGACCGCCGCGGCTTGGCCGGGCTGGCGTCCGTCGCCAACTCCGTCTCGTCGAGGTCCTTGACCGTGTAGCTGAAACTGCAGGCGGTGTCTTTCGTGCCGGCGCTCCCGCCGGTCTGAGTCACACTGACGGCGAACAGTTCCCCAACGGGGACCCCGCGGACTTCGTTGGCGTCGTAGAGGTGGACGACCGAGTCGGCGCCCCAGTACGCCACCCCCTCGACGCCCGCGCCGTCGGCGGGCGGGCAGACCATCGCCCCGGTCGCGGGCCGACCGATCTCCGGCGTCATCGCCTCGCCCAGCAGCACCCCGCCGGCCGTCGAGCTCGTCGCGTCCAGCGTTCGCACGGTGTAGGTCCGGTCGCACTGCGTCGCGGCGGTGCCGTCGGTCGTCCCCCCGTCCTGCCAGACGAGCACTGCGAAGTGCGCCCCGCGCTGCGTCTCCTGGTTGACGTGCCGGCGGGCGGCGCCCAGGCCGCCCAGCCGTCCGGTGAGTTTCTCGACGGTCCGCAGCGCCGCCTGGAGCTGCGCGACGGCGGCGGCGTCCAGTGCGAAGAGGGTTTGCTCAGCCATGGCTTCTCCCGGTTGCCAAAAACCTACGGCTTCGCCGCCGACAGCACCATGCGCTCGGCCAGGCTCAGGTTCGCCACCGCCAGGGTGACGTAGGCCGGGTCCATCCGCAGCTTCGCGCCCGGCTTCCAGTTCACCGTCCCGCCGGCCCCGATCGACCGGCTCCGCGTGGACTGCAGGCAGTCGGTCGTGCCGCCGTTGAAGTTCGCGTCGACGACGTCGCCGCCGTTGAGGTAGCAGGTCGCCCCGGCCTCGATGCTGTAGGTGGCGATCGTGTCGCCGTCGGCCTCGACCGTCAGCGTCCCGGCGTCCACGACGATCTCGCACCCGGCGGGTGCGTTCTCGACGACCGTCTCGCCGCCGGCGCAGACCAGCTTGTTGTAGGTGACGCCCTCGCCGACGAACACCTTCGCGTCGCTTCGGCCGCCGCTGTGGGTCACGTGGATCTCGTCGACGCTGCTGGTCTCGCCGGGCGCCCCGACGGCGATCCCGACGCTGCCCTTGCGGACCCGGACGATCGCGTCCGGCTCGTCGATCAGCAGACGGCACGGCGGCTTGTCCGCGTCGGTCGGACTCACGGCGGTGTTGTAGACGTCGACCTCGGCGGCGATCGACCCGCTGCGGGCCTTGAGGTCCAGGTGGATCCGGCCGGACCCGCTCGGCGTGCCGGTCCCGTAGTGGTGCCCGATCCGCGTCACGCCGGGCGTGCCGAGCTGCCAGGCGGCCGTCGCGGTCCCGATGGTGCCGGTGTAGCTCTGGGCGATCTCGAGCACCGCCGGGTTGATCGCGGCCAGCGCGGCGAGATTCGTGCTCGGCCCGGCGGTCGCCAGGAACTCGAAAACGACCGTGTCGTCGCTGACGGGCGCGCCGTTGCTCCAGTTGGATGCGTTGGCCGGGTCGCCGTCGGCGGCGCCTCCCGTCCAGGTGGTGGTCTTCATGGTCGTCTCTCCCGGTCTACGGAAGCCGCAGCGGCTCCCAGCTGACGAGCTTGTACTTCGGTCTCAGGATCCAGTGCACGGGGGTGTAGGGGTACTCCAGCTCGGTCCCGTCCTCGGCCAGCAGGGCCGGCTCGCTGACGAGGTTGCCCTGGCCGTCGCGGATGGCCTTGTGCTGGACGTTCCCGTCGCCGTCGAGGTAGCGGCTGCGGAAGCCGCGGTTGGCGATCCGCCAGTACCAGGTGAAGCTGCCCTCCACGGTGTCCTCGGGCGTCAGCGGTCCGATCAGCACCTCGTAGGTCTTCGGGTAGTAGACCAGCTCGCCGTGGTACCGCTGCTCGATGAGGATCGGTCGCATCCGGCACCGCCCGGGGCGGAACCCGTGCCACGGTTCGGCGTTCAGACTGTCGTCGTAGAGGCTCTCGGCGTGGGCGTCGGCGTCGGCCTCGTTGCGGACGCAGCGGTACACGCGGATCAGCGCCTCCTTCGTCAGGGGCGGGTCGAACGCGTCCCCGGCGGTGTTGGTCAGCGCCGCCCCGGTCACGTCGGCCTCGACCGGCTCGACGGAGCTGGTGTAGCCCCAGCTCACCTCGGGCCGCTCGTCGAGCGGGTTATGCCCGCCGCCGCCTCCGCCGCCGCCGCCGTCGCCGCCGCCGGGCGTCTCGGGCGGGCGGTACTGGACCGTCACCTCGTAGTACAGCGGCCCGACCGTCCGGACGCTCGGCTCCTCGGCGATCAGCCACTCGTCCCCCGCGTAGGCCTGGCCCTTGCGGGGGATCCCCGCGGCCCGCTTGGCCGTCAGGACATCGTCGCCGGCCGGGTCGTCGCAGAGGACCGTCCAGGCCTCGGTGACGCGCCCGCCGGCGGCGGCCGCCCGCGACCAGCTCTTCTTGACGTTGACCACGCTCATCGGTCTCTCGCTCTCTAGTTCAGGCTCGCCACGGCCAGGTGCAGGGCCGGGCGGTTGCCCAGGGCCTCGATCCCGCGCGCGATGTCGCCCGTGTCCCTCTTCACCGCCTCGGTGGCCTTGGCCGCCCGGGCGGTGTTGTTCGCCGTCGCCCTCGCCGCATCGGCCCCTCGCCCCGGCAGCCGCGTCAGGAACCGGCTCTCGAAGGCCGCCCCGGCCGACGCCCGGACGATCTCTCGCCCGCCGGTCGATGTCTTCTTCTTCGCCTTCTCGGCGCTGCGGCGGATCGCCTGGCGGACCTCCTCGGCCTTCATCTGACGCAGCAGGGCGAGCTTCGCCTCGTTGCCGGCGGCCCGCTCGAACTCGGCCTTGTAGCGCAGGTCGATCAGGGCCAGGTCGCGCTTCGTCGCGTCGCGGATCCCCCGCGCCCGGATCTCCGCCAGCCGTCGCTGCAGTCCGCGCAGGGCCTTGGTCTCGGCGTCGGCCTTGGCCCGGGCCGCATCGGCGGCTTGTTTCTTGGCGGCCTTGACGGCGTCGGCGGCGGCCTCGGCGGTCGCCTGCTTGAGCAGCTTCTTCTCCGCCGCGATCCTCCGCTTGATCCACTGGACCCGGCCGGCCGCCTCCTCGCGCAGGTGCGGCTCGATGTCCTCGTCCCGGGCCGTCTCCTCCTCGTGCTTCATCAGCCGTCGCCGCGCGGCGATGAGGGCCTCGAGCGCCGCCTTGCGGCCCGCAGCGGTGGTCGCGTCGCCGAGTTCCTTCTGCGCACCCTTGACGCCCTGGAGCATCCGGAAGAAGGTCTTCGCCTCGACGCGGAGCGCGACCATCCTCGCCTTGGCCTTGGCGGCCGTCGCGGCGGCGTAGGCGAACCCCGCGGCCAGGATCACCAGGGGCCCGGCGGCCAGCGCCGTCGCCGCGGTGGCCACCCCCGCGCTGGCGACCTTCGTCGCGATCAGGGCGGTCCGGACGCCCCCGAGCAGCCCGATGAAGCCCCGCACCCCGGCGATGAGCTTCGGGGCCAGCCAGATCCCCAGCAGCACCTTCCCGAGCGTCTTGGCCGTGTCGATCAGCGCCGCCACCTCCTCGTCGCTCAGCTCACCCAGGATCTCCGTCAGCGAGATCGCCGACTCGATCCACCGCGCGAAGGCCGGCCCCATCCGCTCGCCCACCTGCTCGAGCAGGTCGCCGAAGCGTGCCCCCAGTCGCTTGGCCGACCCGCCCAGCCGCAGCGCCTCGCCCCGCGCCTGGGCGAACCCGGCCGCCGCGGCCCGTTGGATGATCGCGAGCTGCTCGGTCGCGTCGGTCGTCGACCGCAGGGCGGGGATGTACCGCCGCAGCATGGTAAACTCGCCCTGGTGCGCCAGGGTGACGTAGCGGGTGGCGGTGGCCACGTCCATCCGGAGGGCCTTGGCCAGGCCGATCGACTGGCGGGTGTAGAGCTCGATCTGGTCGCCGGTCGCCCCGAGGTTCACCGCCTGGGTCATCAGCCCCATCACGAACTCGTCGCCGTAGACCGTCAGACGCTGGAACCGCGCCGCGGCCGCCTCGAGTTGGGGCAGCAGCTTGTCGGCGTCCTGGCCCGTCGATCGCAGCGCGTCGCCGAGCCCGCCGACGGCCTCCTCCTGGGTCGCGAATGCGCTCATGGTCTTCCGCGCCAGGCGGACCAGGCTCAGACCGCCCAGCGCCCCGACCGCGGCGGTCCGCAGGTTGAAGAACGCCCGGCTCAGACGCCGGCTGCTCCCCTCGACCTGCCCGAAGATCCGGCTGGCCCGGTCGCGGCCCCGGATCACCACGTCGACGTTGCGTTTCGCCATCGGTCGCGCTCCCTTAGCTGCGCCGCATCGCTTCCGCTTCCATCTCGGCCCGGTTCGCCGCCCGCTCGGCCCACACGAACAGGCAGGCCTCGACGAAGCACGCCGCCTGGTCCAGCGTCCCGCCGGCCACCGGCAGGGCGCCCTTGGCGGCCATCGTCGCACAGTCCAGCAGCCGCCACACGTCGGCCGTCACCCGCTCGAGCGGGCAGCTCGTCAGCTCGAAGCGCCCTCGGCCGGCGCAGTGCTTGCATCCGCTGACGCCGCCCCCGCAGAAACACTCGAAGACGGCGGGCTCTCGTGCGCTGGGCCCGTGGGGGCAGTCGCCGCCGCTGCGGTCGCCGCAGGGCCCTCTGCAGATCCGCCCGTGCTCGTGGGCGACGGCGACTCGGATTTTCCCAGCTCGGCGGGCCTCGGCCCCTGCTGGGTCAGCAGCGCCATGAACAGCTCGATCGCCTCCTCGAGGGTCAGCACGTCGATCATCGAGGTCGCTTCGGCCAGATCCATCCGCTCGGTGCCGACGACGTGGCGGTCGAGGACCTCGAAGAGCCGCCGCATCGTCGCGGCGGCCTCGCCCTCGAGCTTGCCCGACTGCAGCGCGTCGACCTGGTCGGAGATCTCCATCAGCTCGAGCTGCTCGCGGCCGGTCAGATACCGCGTCACGAACGTCGGCCGCGGCCCTTCGCCCTCGTCGCTTTGCAGCACATAGCGGAACCGCTGCTTCGGGTCACACGCGATCGGCACGTCTCACGCTCCTGTCTCCTGCCGGTAGGCAGGTCAGCTGAAGGTCACCGTCAGCTCATCCTCGCCGGCGTCGGCCGACCGGTTGAGTTGGAAGCTCAGCTCGTGGATCCCCACGCCGCCGCGGTCGCCGCCCTGGACGTTGGTCAGCTGGAACTTCGGCGCGTCGAGCTGGATCAGGTTGCCGTCGGCGCTGCCGACGCCCAGCCGCAGCAGCAGGGCCCGCTCGGTCGGGTTCAGCCAGTCGGCGTGCGGGTCGGCCGAAGCGATCAGCGTCGACTCGGGGTTCAGCGTCCCGGTCACACGCCGGTTGACGATGACGGCCGAGTGGTACCCGGTCAGGTCCGTCGCGTCTTCGCGCAGCACCACCTCGTTGCCCAGGTCGACCGTCACCTCGGCGACCTTCGGCGTCCACGACCCGATCGTCAGCGCGCTGCTGGCGAACCGCCGCGGCAGCGTGCTCGGGTAGTTCGGCGCCAACAGGGCCACGTCGGACGGCTGGACCCACAGCCCGGTGAAGGTGAACTCGATGCGTGCCGGCCGGCCGGCGGTGAACCGCATCACCGCGTTGCCCATGCAGCCGCGGAGGACCTTCAGCAGCCCGTCCTCGTACACGCCGATCGTCAGCGTCTTGGCGTTGCTGCCGGCGGCCTCGGGCGGTCGGCTGTCGAGCTTGAAGATGTCGGAGTCGTCGTAGAGGCCGCAGGCGGGCAGGAAGGTGCTCGCCCATGCCGGCACCGGCGCCCCGACGCTGCCGCTCCCGACGACCTCGACGGCGAAGGTCGCCTGTCCGCCTCGTGCGCCGGGCACACCGGCCAGGGGGCTCGTGGCGCCCTGTCCGTCCCGCTCGTTGAACTCGACGTTCGGCTGGGTCTGCGGCTCGAACACGTTGAAGGCCGCCTCGGACGCGCTGAGCGCCTCGGCGGTCCCGGGGGTGTCCTCGATCTTCGCCGCCATCACGCGGCGCCTCGTCAGTAGTGGGCTCATCGGTTGCTCCTTCTGCCTGTCGGCAGGTTCTCGTGGCCCCTACCGGGCCGTGTACGGGTCGTCCTCATCGGTCCTGTAGCGCACAGCCGGTCGGACCGTCACGATTTCGTAGCCGCCGTCGATGCTGCGGTAGTACCGCGGCGGCAGCATCCGGGTGTCGAGGGCCAGCTCGCTCCGCTGCGGGTCGGCCATGATCGCCTTGGCGCAGTCGGCCGCCAGGCGGTTCAGCACGGTGTCGATCGCCTCGGCCGCGTCCTCGGAGGTGCTCACGAAGATCTCGACCTCGAAGGGCTGCTCCCAGGCGTCGGCGGCGGGGTTGCCCGGGTGGCTCAGCTCCTCGTCCTCGTCCGGGTCGTCCTGGGTCAGCACGGCGACGAGGTGTCCGGGCCCGTCGTCGTTTCCGGCGGTCGGCCGCTTCACGTCGGCGAGGCTGTAGTGGTAGCCGTTGGCGGTGGTCACCGTCTCGAGGACGGTCACCAGGTCCACGGCGATCTGCTCGACGATCGGCTCGCTCATCGGCGGCTCCTCTCCAGGACCAGGCCCACCTGGGCGTCGACGAACCGCTCGAGGTCGACCCCGGCGGCGCTGAGGATCTCGGCGGCCAGGCGTGCGGGCCCCTCGAAGACGCCCATCACCGACGGGCCTCGCTTCTCGCCGACCGGCAGTCGCGGCCGGTCGCGGCGTTCGTAGGCGCCCTCGTGTCCGCCCGGCATCGTCGCCAGGAAGCCCCGCGCGATCCGCTTGCGGCCGGCGGCCCGGCTGATGCGGTAGGTCACGCCCCGGCGGGTCTGTCGGGCCCCGAAGCGTGCCAGCGCGAACCGCTTGCCGCCGATGGTCAGGACGGCCGTCCACTTGCGGTAGGTCGCCCGGCGGAGCTTCAGCTGGTCGCGCACGTCCTTCTGCCTCAGCGTCACCAGTTTCGCCACCCGTCGGGTCACTCGCGTCCGTGCGCCGGCGGCGGCCTTGTTGATCGCCCGGCTCATCACCTTCGGCAGCGCGTTGGGCACGTCCCGCAGCAGCCGCTGGACCCGCGCGATGTCGCGGCGGTCGAACTGGATGTCGATGTCGGGCGCGGCCATCAGCGGACCTCCACGGCGATCAGGCCGGCGTCCTGGCTGACCAGTCGGCTGATCTCTCGGCCGGCGAGGTCCCCGCCGACGCGTCGGGCCAGGTCGAGCTGGTCGCCTCCGGTGTCCAGCGTGTCCAGGTCGATCCCGGCGAGCGGGTCGTTGCGGGCGTAGACGGTCAGGCTCGGCGAGCGGCGGCTGGGGGCACCGTTGACGGCGGCGACGTCGTCGCGGTCGACGATGACGGTGATCGTCCGCGGCATCCCCGATCGGGGGCGGTAGATCGCCGTCTCGCCCCAGGCGGCCATCATCGTCAGCACTCCGGTTGTCTCGTCCACACTGCCCATGCCTCAGTCGCCTCTACCCTCTCACCTCTCACCTGCCGCCGCTTTCGGCGGCTACGTCGGCACCTTCCGCGTGACCGTCATCGCCCCCAGCGCCACCGTCTGCGGCCCCGCACCGGTCGCCGCCGGCGTGCCGACCAGTTGATAGACGTAGTTGAGCCGGTCGGCCGGCGGGACGGGGCTCAGCGCGTCGGTCTCGTCCTCGGTCAGGGTCACCGTGACCGTCAGGGTCCCGTCGGCGACCGTCGCGGCCACGGTCCCGATCTCCGAGCCGGTCCCGCCGGTGGTGTCGTAGTCGCTCCGCGTCATCACGCGGAACGCCCACGTGCTGGTCGCGTCGAGGTTGGCCCAGTCGCTGGCCGTCAGCGCGAAGCTCAGCTGCCGGGCGTCGGCGGCGGCGTACTCGTCGCCTTCGATGATCGTCACCGTCCCGTCGGAGGCCACCGGCGCGCTGACCTCCACCGACACCGACCCGATCAGGTTGGTCTTGGCCTCGATGGTCCCCTCGCCGGTGGTCGCGGCGGTGGTCCCGGTGATCCCCAGCGCCTGGCGGAGCTGGCTCTTCTCGGCGCTGGTCCAGTCGCCGACGCCCTCGGCCGTGACGTTGCTGACGATCTCCTTGACCGGCGACCCGTCGACCGCGTCTGCGTAGACCTTCCCGCTGTCGGTGTCGAAGAGGTTGGCCAGCGCCGCGGCCGTCAGCCCGCCGATGGTCCCGACGAGGTTGCCCCCCACGTTGCCCGTGACCGATCCGACCGCGCCGACCACCGACGCCACCGAGCCGTCGACGTTGCCGCCCACGTTGCCCGTGACCGATCCGACCGCGCCGACCACCGACGCCACCGTCCCGACCACGTTGCCGCCCACGTTGCCGGTCACCGACCCGACCGCGCCCGTCACGGACCCCACCGCGCCGCTCACGGCCGTCGGGTTGGCCGCCACGTCGTAGAGGTAGGCGGTGACGTCCACGTCGGTGTCGGCGGCGTTGGGGCTCAGCACGTAAACCACCACCTCGGCGTTGGCCGGCACGGTGAAGGGGGCCGACTGGATCGCCGCGCGGCCCTGTTCGCCGAAGGTGATCTCCTGCGCCCCGGGCTGGACGGTCTGGCCGCCGACGGTCACGCGGAACTCGAAGGCGCCGCCGGACCCGTCGAGGTCCTTCGCCCCGTCGCCCATCGCGACGTAGGCCATGCAGACGGTCGGGTTGCTCGCGTCCGGCGTGTCGGTCAGAACGGCGACCTCGCTGGTCAGGTCGCGGTCGGCGTTCTCGGTGTCGAGCTGTGTGATCGGCATGGCTATCCCTCTCCCCAGATGCTGGGGTAAGCCGCGGCGGGCGTCGCCGGGCGGAATTGAACGGCCGCGCCGCCGCCGCCGAGGTCTTCCTCGGCGCCGATGGTCAGGAACGTCAGCGGCGTGCCCTGGTTGATCTTCTCGGCCGTAACCCAGGCGTCCGACCGGTAGGTCGTGGAGTATCGGAACTCGTCTACAAAGCCCGCTATTGGCTCGCTCCCGTTCGCCTGCGCCGCCACGACGACCGCGTGAGAGCTGTCGAGATCGACTGACGTGTTGAAGCTGATCTTCTCGGCGTCATCGACCCGGACATCCATGTCCCAGCTTACTGCATCCGAGCCGGTGGCGCGGACACAGACATGCTGCCAACTGCCCGTCCCCATGTCGCCGGCGTTTCCGTAGTGGTGAGTGCTGGAGGTGGTGAGGTCCAACTGCCCGTTGTCGCTATTCCGAAGCGCCAAATACCAGCTATCGCCACCGGCCCACTGTCCCTTACCGCCAAGACCGGCCCACCCGTCGAGGTCGTCTAGGTTGAACCAGCCCGACCACGTCATGCCAGTTGACGGAACCAGGCCCGCATCACTGACGCGGGTGACATAATCACCGGTCCCGTCGAAGTGTTGGCCGTTGCCGCAGAGGGCGCTGCGTTGGTCGGGCAGGTTACCGGCGTAGGTCCCGTCGCGGCCGTTGCCGGTGCTGTCGAGAGCGTCGCCGGAACTCTCCCCCAGGTGCCATACGATCTGATGGTCGCTGTCCCAGACGTTCGCGGCGTCTTCGCCGTCGCCGGCGCCGGCGTCGCCGTAGTAGAGGTAAAAGTCGGTATCGACGACGCTGCTGATGCTCGGCGCCTTCGTCCAGATCCGCCCGCTCGCCTCGCCGGCGGCCACCGTCCAGCCCAGCCGCTCGTACTTCAGCAGCGTCTCGCCGTCGCTCTGCGTCAGCCGCAGGTCGTAGCCGTCGGCTCGGCAGACGGCCCCGATGTCGGCGTCGGCGACGATCGGCAGGTAGACGGGGAAGTCCGTCAGCAGCGCCGAGACTTGGGCGCTGGCGACGGTGATCTTCTTCCGCTTGCTGTATCCGGCCAGCCAGGCCATCGGTTACTCCGTCAGATCGTCGGATCCGGAAGCGCGTCGTCCATGCTGGTCGCCTCGGTCTTGAGACGCAGGAAATCGTCGCGCAGCAGTTTCGCCTTGGCGTCGGCGGCCGCGAGGGCCGCGTTGGCCGGGTCCGCGGCGGCCAGGGCGGCCACGTCGGAGAGCAGCCCGCCGTAGGCCGTCTGCATCGCCGTCAGGTCGGCCTTCGCGGTGACGATCTCGCTGCGTGCCCGTGACAGCCGGGTGCGATTGGTGGTGTTGCGGGAGACCACTTCGGACAGTCCGTCGCAGATCTCGGTGTAGGTTCTCATGGTGTCTCCTCTGCCAAGCAGGGCTCAGGCACGATCCGGTCCACCGTCACCCCGAGCGTCTTCAGCAGTCCGGTCGTCTCGGTCCAGCGGGTCTGTTCTTTGCGCCACCGGCCGGGGTCGCGTCGTTGACGCTTGTCGGAAAACCCGTCGGCGTCGGTCGTGCCCGACCAGTCGGCCCCGTAGACGGTGATGCACGTCGCGCCGAGGTGGGCGGCCCAGGCCAGTGCGGTCATCAGGCCGAACTGGTGCCAGCGGACCGGCTTGCCCGGCACCGTCTCGCGGGCGTCGAGGTAGTCCAGGTGCCTCAGGCCGGGCCAGCCCGCCCTCAGGATGCACTGGTCCCCGTAGACGCCCGGGCTGCAGATCACCGTCGGCGTCCCCAGCAGAGGCGCGTCGTCGAAGAACGTCGCGGTGTGCGCGTCCAGCGCCACGAGGTACTCGCAGGGTCGCATCGCCGCGGCCCGGTTCACGCCGATCACCAGGTCGTAGGCGTCCGCGCCCGGGTACAGGTCGATCGACGGACCGGGGCACAGAATCGCCGCGCGGCAGCCCTTCGGATGGGTGGGTCTCCGCGGGCTCACGGCAGCTCCTTCAGCCAGGCGAGGTCCTCGACGTTGCTGACGACCGTCGTCCACGGCTCCCATCGCCGGTCGTCGCAGCGGTAGCGGAAGCGCTCGAAGGCCTTCTCGTAGCTGTAGCACGCGTGCGGCTCGCTGTCGTGGACCACGACCAGCCGCGCCGTGTCGGCCAGCCGCATCAGGTCGTGCTTTCGGCGGCCGGGCGGCGCGTGGTCGACCAGCGCGACGTCCCAGTTGTGGTCGATCTCCGGCAGGCGCGCCCAGCCCGCCCCGTCGGCGTCCGGGTCCACCGCCAGGAAGAAGTGCTCGTCGGTGGCGAGCTGCCGGGAGAACCGCCCCAGCCAGTCGGCGTTCGCGCAGCACGTCAGCAGTCGCCGGCCGTCGCGGTGGCCCGGGAAGGGCGAGCACAGCTCATGCAGGATCGGCGTCGACCAGAAGCCGCAGCCCAGCTCGATCACCGGCCCGTCGGTAGCCAGCACGCAGGCCGTCAACAGCGGCAGGTGGGTCGCGAAACCGTCCGGTTTCCGCTTCACGGCGTCGCCTCCCGGTACTCGGCCACGTAGTCGTCGACCCACGCCATCCGGCCGGGTACCAGCTCGGCCGGCAGCGGCCGCAGGCGGGGCCAGTTCTCGTCGGTGTGTCCGGGCCGCAGGCAGTGGGCGTCGACCATGCCGGCGGCCGTCGGGTTCGCCGGCCAGCCGCCGCGGTCCACGCGGTCGGCCGGCGGGCAGCCGTGCCGCTCGATGACCTCGAGGATCACGGCGCGCTCGGCGTACCGATCGGCCAGCAGCGCCCCCACCCACGTCTCGTCGAAGCACCACGCGGCCATGCCTTCGACGGTCGGATCCAGTTCGGCGGTCAGCAGTTCGGCCGGGGGGCGGTCGCCCACGACGGCCCGCCAGGTCTCGACGGTCGCGTCGAGGTAGCAGATCGGCACCTTCGGCTCGGCGTCGAGGTGGTAGGCGTTGCCGTAGTACGAGAGCACCTCGCCCGGTTCGGGTCGTCGCGAGAAGTACTCGCCGCTCAGCGGCCAGGCGTCGGCGTCTGCGGTCAGCAGCGTCGTGTCGTCGGACAGGGGCACGCCGTAGTTGCTCGTCAGGGCGCCCTGGCAGGCCAGCAGTCGGGCGGTCTGCGCGACGGTCGCGTCGGCGTAGCCCTCGACGTGGTCCACCCAGTGGATCTCACAGCCGATCTCTCGCGCCCGGCCCAGCACGAGCGGCCGTCGCGCCGTCCACTCGGCGGCGGTGCCCACCAGCAGGGCCGTCGGCGTTCGCCCGCCGACGAGCCGCCACAGCAGCGCGGTCAGCGGGACGTAGAAGGCGTAGTCGCCCTCGAGCGTCGCGCTGAAGACCGCCCGCCGGTCGGTCGGGGGCTGCCGGTCCTGGACGGGGTGCTGGCCGGTGAAGCGCTCGACCTGTTGCACCGGCTCGCTGGTGGCGGGGCACTCGCGGTCGTAGAACTCGATGACCTCCCGGTGCTGGAAACCGGCGCCCAGGCACGGCGTCAGGGCGTCACCTTCGGCGGCCACGGCGGCGGGCAGGTCGTCGGGCGGTTCGCCGGTGATGCCGGTCAGCCGGACGGCCTCGCCGAACTCGCGGGTCGTCTTGACGTGTCGGTGTCCCATGGCGCGGTCGCGGAGGCGGTTCCAGATCCGCTGCCGGAGGATCACCTGGTCGGCCCCGTGCTGGTCGGGGGTGTGCTCGCCGACCAGGTCCCGCCAGCTCGGCCAGATCTCGCGGAGGGCATCGCAGCGGCACCCGCAGAGCCCGCCGAGGATCCCCACGCCGTGGCTCTCGTTGTCGCTGATGGTGTGGACGTCGAGACCGCTCGCGAGAAACTGCTCGGTCGCGATGCGGTCGCGCGGGGTCGGCAGTGCGTCGACGTCGCGGCAGAAGACGTACTCGGCGTCGGCGTCCCAGACCGGCCGGAGTCGCCAGAGCATCCCATCGGCCAGGCTCTCCGGCTCGCCTCCGTAGACCAGCTTGAGGTACCCCTTCTGCGGACCCCTCGCCAGCAGCTCGACCGCCTGGGTGTAGTAGCCGTGGTAGAAGTTGCGGTCGTGGTAGAGGTGCACCTGCCAGCCGGCGTCGGCCGGGAAGATGACCGGGTACGCGCGGGCGAGGCTCGACAGGAACTTCCGGTAGTAGTCCCACCAGCCGGGCCGGTGGTCCGGCCGCGCGAACAGGCTCAGCCCGATGACCTTCGCACCGCTCACGTCGCCGCCCCCCTTCCCGCGCCCACGCGGTTCCGCCACCAGTCCAGCGTCGCCCCGACGCACCGGGCCCCGACGGTCGCGGCGCTGTGACCGATCAGCTCGACCAGTCGGGCGGGGTCGCCGACGAGGTTCGCCTCGTCGAAGCGTCGGCCGAGGTCCTCGTCGACGCGGATGTCGAATCGCACCCGCGCGTGGTGGGCCGCCACGCCGAGCATCTCCCCGACGGTGCGGCCCTCGCCGGTGCAGACGTTGACGGTGTGCCAGCGGCCAGCGACCAGCTCGGGGACCAGCGCGACCAGGCACGTGGCGGTCGAGCGGACGTCGGAGAAGTCGCGGATCCCCGACAGCGGCCCCGTCCGCAGGACCGGGCTGTCGAGCTCGGCCTCGATGCGTGCGATCCCTCGGCAGAAGCGTCCCATCGCCGCCCCGGCGGGCAGTCCGGGCCCGACCTGGTTGAACAGGCGGACGGTCCCGGCGGCCAGTCGGCCGGTCAGTGCGTAGCTTCGCGTCAGCATCTCGGCGGCGGCCTTGCTGACCCCGTACGGCGACGCGGGGATCAGAGGGCAACTCTCGCGGGTGCGCCCCGGGTCGACGGCGCCCTTGCCGTAGGCGGCGGAGCTGCCGGCGACCAGGACGGCCGGCGGCGTCTCCATCGCGGCCGCGGCCTCGAGGACCGTCTGGGTGCCGATCACGTTGGCGGTCAGCGTCGCGACGGGGATCTGCCGGCTCGGCCCGTTGACCGACTGGGCGGCGTAGTGGTGCACGACGTCGGGGCGGGTCTCGTCCATCGCGGCCCGGCAGCTCGCCGCATCGGTCACGTCGCCGATCAGCACCCGGATCCCCTCCGGCGCGTCGGCGGCTTCGGACGGCCGGACCAGGCCGGCCACCTCGTCGCCGGCGAGCCGATGCGCCTCGGCCACGTGTCGGCCGATCATCCCCGCCGCCCCGGTGATCAGTACGGTCCGGCTCATCGGCAGCTCTCCGCTCGGTAGTGGTACAGCGGCAGCTCGCCCGCGTCGGCCTCGACGGCCAGCAGCGGCCGCAGCCGCTCGGAGTAGGCCCGGTCCTCTCCGTGGTCCAGCTCGGGGAAGCCCGCATCGAGCGCCAGTGCTCGGCGGACGGGGTTGAGGTGGTTGGGCGTCCGGTAGTAGACCCCGTCGCGACAGGTCCAGCCGTCGCAGGTGATCGAGTGGACGAAGAGTGCCGGCGGTCGGGTCGGCCGCGTCATCAGCCCGACGAGGCGGACGCAGTCGGGCCCGCTTTCGCAGGCGGTCAGGACGCGGCGAACGTAGTCGGCGGCGACCAGGTCATCGTCGTCGACGAACGCGACCCACCGGCCGCGGGCCTCGGCGAGCAGTGCGTTTCGCTTCGCGCCGGTCGGCTCGTGCCCGTCGTCGGTGCGGGTCAGGACCTCGACGTCGGCCCGGCCGGCGACCTGGGGGTCGAGGACGGCCCGCAGCTCCGCCAGTTGGTCAGCGCGGCGGTGCAGGTGGCAGACCAGGACGGACAGCGTCGGCTCGTTCACGTCAGCACCCCCTCGCGGATGGGACACGCCTGCCGGACGCGCCCGGCCGTCAGGTCCTCGTGTGCGGTGCGGTCGCTCACGTCAGCACCCCCTCGCGGATGGGACACGCCTGCCGGACGCGCCCGGCCGTCAGGTCCTCGTGTGCGGTGCGGTCGCTCATGTCAGCACCCCCTCGCGGATGGGACACGCCTGCCAAAGGCCTTCGGCGAGCGCCGCGATCGCGGCGGGCTTCGCCTCGTTGCGGTAGCGGTCGACCAGTTCGGCGGCCGACTCGAACGGCAGGTCGCGTCGCCGGCAGTCGATCGGCCCGGACGCGTCGCGACGACGGCCAACTGCCAAGAGGTGGTCGCGGAACTTCGTGCCGTCGCCGCCGACGGCGGCCGACAGGCTCACCCAGGCGTTGGGCACGTCGTAGGCGTCGGCGACGACGAGCCCGTGCAGGGAGCTCGACAGCAGGAGATCGCAGGCGGTCACCTCGGCCACAAACGCCTCGACGGTGGTCAGCGGGTCGATCAGGTGGACGCGGTCGCAGTGGCCGTACCGCCAGGCGGCCAGGCGGGCGTCCGCGTAGTGCGGCACCAGGCCGATGCGGCCGGGGTGTCGCTGGGCGGCGCGCGGGAGCCATCGCGGCAGCAGCAGTCCCGGGTCGCCGTAGCGCTCGGGGCAGCGGCTCGGCGGCACGCCGTCGCACAGCGCGATCACCCGGCTCAGCGGTCCGCGGACGGCCCGGATGTCGCAGCCGGCGTGGACGTGGTCGGTGTGGTTGGCCAGCCCCGCGCCCCAGACCACGTCGCCCGGCTGGGCCCAGTTCAGCAGGCTCCCGGCGCCGACGAGTTTCCGGACGTCGCCGTCGTTGGGGTCTACCCAGGTCGGTCGTCGGCCCGTGATCTGGTGGACCAGCCAGCCGGTCAGCCGGTCGCCGACGTTCTCGCTCTGGCACCAGGTCGCCGGAATCCGGTCCGGCTCGGTCGTATCACGTGCCCACCGGTAGCAGCCGGCGTCGCGGAGTGCCGCCGGCAGGTGCCGGCGGCCGTTACAGGGGGCCTCGCCGATCCGCTGCCAGTCGGCGCCCAGGTGGGCGACGGCCGCGGCGGTCCGGCCGGTCAGCAGGTCCGCCTCCGGGTCGGTGCTCTCGAAGCCCTCGGGCCAGGACACCTGGTGCGTCGCCCCCCCGAACCGCCGCGCCAGGTAGCTCAGCACGACGTCGTCGACGTGTCCGAGCCCGTCGGCCGTCAGCTCGTCCCGGGCCGTCTCGTGGGCCTCGGCGTCCGGTTCGGCCATGCGTCGCAGCACCGCCGCGCCGATCGCCATGCACCAGCCCCCGGCCCATCCCCACACGCCGAGTTTCTGCGTCGCCACCGGCGGCTCTTGGAAGCGGCCGACCAGTGCGTCCGCCCCGGCGCCCGCCAGCGTCGCGGTGATGCGTCGGCCGGCCGCGGGCAGCAGGACGGTGTCGCTGTCGACGCGGAGCATCCAGTCGGCGCCGCTCTCGGCGGTCGCGGCGGCCATGGCCGCCAGCTCGACCAGCGTCCCGTTGTAGGCTCGCGGGTCCAGTTCCGCCGGCAGCTTCACCACGCGCGCCCCCATCGCCTCGAGCGTCGCGATCTGCTCGGCGGTCAGCGGTTGGGCCCCCTCGCTGATCACCACGCGCGGCAGTAACCTCGGTTCGCCGAGCTGCCGCTGGCTGCGGACGCTCATCACGAGCAGGTCGAAGTCTCTCGGGCAGCCGACGGTGACCGGCAGGATCTTCATCGCCGCACCGCCTCGGCCTCGGCCCTCAGCAGTCCGGAGCCCGGGAAACCCGCCGCCCGTCGCTCGTTGAACAGCTGCCGGTCCGCGCCCCAGTGGAGCTGGTTGCGCCTCTGGTAGTCGGTCTGCGGCCCGCAGCCCCGGCGGGTCCAGTGTTCGTGGCGTTGCGTCAGGTCCGGCCGCTGCCGGAGCAGCCCGAGCCGCTCGGCGACGAGCTGCAGCTCCTCGTCCATGTAGTAGTGGTGGTAGCCGGCGGGCAGGGGTCCGTGGCCGTTGTAGGCCCGGCCGACCCATCCGCGCCCCAGCCAGGGCGACCCGCAGATCCGCGCGGCGGCCGGGACGCCGTCCCGGTCGATACCCATCGGGTCGCCGGTGGGCTGCATCACCCCGAGCAGCTCGGGGCCGAAGTGCGTGAGAAACTCCTCGGCGATCTCGTCGGCGGCGTGGTCCGGGTCCGGCAGCATGTCGTCGCCACCGGTCACGACGATCGTCGCGTCGTGGTCAACCGTCAGGTCGAGGGCCAGGTAATTCACCGCCGCCGGCCAGCCGGGGTAGCGCTGGACGTAGACGCTCAGGTCGGCCGCGGCAATCTTGCGGACCCTCGGGCAGCTCTCCGCGTCCAGCAGCACGGCCGTCCGGTAGCCCATCTCTCGCCACCGCTTCAGGCAGCGGGCCGCCCGCGGCGGGTTGGCCGTCGGGATGGCGTACCACACGCTCACGCGGGTGCCTCCACCGGCCAGGCCTCTGCGCCCTCATGGCTCATGGCTCGTGCCTCGTGCCTGCTCGCCGCCTCCGCGGCGAGGGTCTTGCGCGACTGCTGGAAGTGCTCGATGACCGGCCGGATCCCCGGCGTCAGCTTCCGCTGCAGGTCGTGGATGCAGCACAGCTCCGCCGGCAGCTCGGCGATCGTCGGCGACGGCCGGTCGTAGCGGTCCAGGTCGATCGCCGCGGCGAGCGCCTTCTGGTCCCACCGGTCGGGGTGTTCGGCCGCACACTGCCACCACCGACCCAGCAGCCACCCGGCCGACTCGGTCGCGGCCAGGTAGACCGTCCCCGACAGCACCTCGCGGCCGCGGAAGCGGTGTACCGCCGCGTCGCACTCGCCGAGGGCCGCCAGGTGAGGACGCGGGTCGGCGTGGACGATCGCGTCGGCGTCGACCCACAGCAGCGGCCGGCCCGGATAGCGAGCGCGCAGCGCCTGGAGGAAGCCGGGCTTCGCCAGGCAGTTCGCCTGCCAGTTTCCCCGGTCCGGCAGGTAGGCCACGACGTACCGGACGCCGACGGCGGACAGCGACGCCCGCAGCCGATCGGCCAGGGGCGCGTACGCGCCCCCCGTGTGAAAACTGACGACCAGGAGGTTCTCCGGCGCGTCGGTCATGCCTTCCCCTGGATCTCGTCGACGAGCTTCTTGCCGTCGGCGCCCATCGCGGCGCCGAGCTTCGCCTTGGTGTCGCGGTCGCCGAAGTCGACCTTCCCGTCGGCCTTGACGGTCTCGATGGCCGAGACGACCTTCCGGCCCGTCTCGGCGTCCCGGCGGTACTTGAGCCCTCGCCAGATCGACGCGATCAGCCCGGCGCCCATCACCGCCGCCGCGCCCCACGGCGGCGGCAGCAGCGGCGCGACGGTCTGGACGAGGTCCTCGGCCACGTCGATCTCGTCGGCGGCGGTGGCCAGCGATTTCTCGAGCGCCGCAAGGCGTTCGGCCGTCACGTCGCGGTAGCGCTTCGCCTCGCCGATGGCCTTGGCCATGCCGTCGGCGAGTTTCTCGGCCTTCTGGCGGTCGGGCCCCGGCGGCATGGCCGCGATGGTCTGGGCCAGCTTGGCCTGGTCGGCCTCGAGTCGCTCGATCACCGCGTCGGCGTCGGCCACCGACTGGCGGGCCAGCCCGACGCTCTCTCTCAGCCGGTCGATCTGCCCCGGCGTGCAGCCGGCGACGGCGGGAAGCCCCGCGGCGATCGCCAGGACGGCCAGTAGTGTCGCGCTCCGTCGGTTCATCGCTCGCTCCTTCGCTCTGTGCTCTCTGTGGAAGATCCCGGGGGTCTCTCTGCTCGGGCGGTCGGTCCGGGCCGAAAGCCCAAGAGCCAGAGGATCACCGCCACCGCGACGGCGGCGACGACGGTCCGCAGCGCGCCGGCCCACCAGGATCTCGAGCGCCGGAAGCTCGACAGCTCCGACAGGCACTCGCGGACGTCGCCCTTGATCCCCCGCCGGCCGTTGCCGTACAGGTCCGCCCGGACCTCGGTGATCGGACAGTTCTCTCGGTGCTCGTCCACGACGGCCTTGGCGGTCTTGTGGGCGGTCAGCTCGATCACCGCCAGGGTGCCCGGGTCGATCGGATGTAACTTCTCGGCCATCGGCGCGTCGCCTCGTCCCTCGGGTCTCTGCCGCCCGCCGGCCGGCGGGCGGGGCGGGGGCGGCTCGGCGTCCATGCCTCACCGCCCCGCCCCGGGGTGCGGGTCTCTTTTACGCGCTGACCGGTGCCAGCCGGACGGTCGCCGTCTCGGTGCCGGGCGCCTTGGCCGCCCATGCGATCCCGCAGCGGATCACGCCGCTGCCGGCGGCGATGTTGGTCAGCCGGTCGTTGGCGCTGTCCCAGTACACGGCCTGACCGACGGCGAAGGTGTCGCCGCTCTTGGCCGTCACGCCGGAAAACACACCGACGATCGCGGCCGCGCCGGTGTCGCCGTTGGCCACGTCGGCGCCGGTCACGATGCCGATGCAGTCGGTGAACTCGATGACGTCGCCGACGCTGTAGTCCGCGCCGGCGGTGAACTCGATCCGGTCGCCTCGTTGCTGGTACGCAACAGCCATCTCTCACGCTCCTGTCCTGTGTGGGCCCCTTGCGGCGCCCGTGGTCTTGGTTGTCGCCTCCCCCGCCCGCCGCGCGTCGCGCCCGACGGACGGGGGAAGGAGGGTCGGTTTCTCGGCGGTCACGCGCCGTCGTTCTTGTAGACGCCGCGCCAGTCGATCGCCTTGGCGGCCACGGTGTGGCGTACGGCGAACTTCTGGTCGTCGGTGTCGAAGTCGGTTTCCTGCTTCAGCACCGGCTGCTCCTCGCCGGCCAGGAAGCACACCTCGATGGTGTCGACCTGCCCGTCGCGGTAGTCGGCGAAGAGGTACCACGCGGTCGTCGAGTCGGCGTTGAGACGGGCCGACGGCACGACCTGGTACTTGTTGGCGTAGGGGTTGTTGGCCGCGTTGGTCTTGCTCGGGTCGACCACCGAGTTGATCAGCTGGTCGGCGACCGCCTTCTTGGCCGTCGGCACCAGGAGGAACTTCGGTGCGATCTCGAGGAAGGCCGCGAGCTTCGGGCCCTTCTGGACCATCATCGCCGTCTCGCCGACCGCCAGTGAGGCCACCGACAGGGCGGTCCCGGTGTCGGTGTGGTTGGCGTGTCCGCCGGCCGACGTCACGGCCGTGTCATTGAACAGCAGCCCGGTGTCGGCCATCGCCGCGTTGGCGGTGATGATCGCGTAGGCCACGTCGTCTTCCTTGCGGCGGGCCGCGTTGCCCTGGAGTGTCGGGATCCGCCCGAACGCGTCGAGGTCGTCGTTGATGACGGCCCGCCGGGTCAGGATGATGCCGCCGGCGTACTCGACCAGCGCGTACGTCTCGGCCGAGTCGCCCAGCGTGACGTAGTTGATCTCGCCGCCCTCGTCACGGCTGGCCAGGTCCGGGCTCTCGCTCAGGGCCGCCCGGGTGATGGTCTTGAAGTCCGGCGTGGTCGTCCGCCGGGCCCAGACCTGCCACGAGCTCGCCGCGTCGAGGTAGGCGGCCAGCAGGCTCTTCCGCATGGAGTTGGCGAGGATGTTGGAGAAGTTCCCGGTCCCCTGGGCCAGCGAGCGGACCTCGGGGAACTGGTCGAACAGTCGCCGGTGGCTCATCAGGTCGACCACGCGGGTCGCCCCGAAGCTCTCGATCCCCGGCACGCCGATCGCGCCGAGGTACCGCCGGCCGATCTCGACCAGAGACAGGTTGCGGAACTGCCCGGCCCGCTCGTGCGGCTTGCGGACGGTCACCTTGCCGTCGTCGTCCCGGACCGCCCCGCCGCCGTCCTCGTCCAGCTCGACGAGCTTCACGCCGGCCCGCAGGCAGATCGCGTCGGAGATCCCGTCGCTCAGCGTCGCGACGTTGCGGTCCTGGCCGACGTGGACGTCGGACCCGACGGGCACGGGCTGGCGACCGGCGGCCAGCGCCGTCAGTGCCAGCGCCTTTGCGTCCTCGACGGAGGTCCCGGCGAGCACGTGTTCGGTCACCCACGCGTCGCCCAGCTTCGCCTCGGTGGCGATGCCGTTGAGCGCCTTGTAGCGTTCCCGCTCGGCGGTGATGCCTGCGGTCTGCGCGGCCGTCAGCGCCTCGGGGGCGGGCTCGGCCGGCGCTGCCGGTTTGGCCGGCGGCGTCGGCGGCGTGGCCGGCGCCGGTTCGGCCGGCTTCGCCGGCGGTTTCGCGGCCAGCTCGTCGCAGAACGCCTTCTCGGCGCCCTTGCGGGTGTTCCAGAAGGCGATCGCCTCCTCGTCGGAGGCGCCGGCCTTGAGGCCGAGCGTCTCGAGGTAACGTCTCAGTTGCTCGTTCATGGTTTGCTCTCCAGTCTGGGCCGGGTGCGGTGCACCTCGGCCGGGGTTTCTCTCAGGGGGGTCGGCCGCAGACAGCAGGCCCTCGGGGTTCGCGCCCGGGTCGCCGACGAAGTCGATCCCGAGCAGCTCCTTGATCCGCGCGGCCGGCGGCAGGGGCATGTCGTGCTCGTCGGTCCGCTCCTCGTCCTGGCCCGGCCGGAAGCGGATGCTCAGCCCGATCACCTCCGGGTCCTCGTCGGCGAGGTCCAGGACGTGGGTCCCGAGCTTGCCGCGCGGGCTGCTGTCGGCGTAGGCGGCGATCTCGATGTCGCCGCGGACCTGGTCGCCCTCGCGTCGTGCGTTGACGGCCCGGCCCATCCGGGTCTCGATCGTGTCCGTCCACGAGTGCGTGTAGCCGGCGGGGGCGCCCCGGCCGAAGCGCTTCACCTCGGCCACGAGCTGGTCGAGCATCACCTCGTCGACGACGAAGCCGTGGCCGATCGCCGGGCCCATCGTCAGGAAGGCGACGTTGCGCAGGATGCGGTTCTCGCGGTCGACCTCGACCTCGCCCTTCTTCAGCTTGCCCACCGCCAGCGTGATTACGCCGTCGGCCGTTGCCGTCCCCTCGGCCAGGGCCACGGGGTTGCGCCGCCGCTTGCGTCGTCGTCGGTTCGCCATCGCCTAGTTCTCCTCGGCGGCCATCGCCGCCAGTTCGCGGGGGATCCCGGCCTCTTCCAGCACGTCGGCCAGCACCTCGTCGACCACGTCGCCGTCGGCGCCGCGCGACTGCCGCGTCGGCTCGTCCGCGTCGCCGTTGTCGTCCGCGTCACCCTCGCCCGGTTGGTTCTTGGTCGGTCGCGGTTCCTGCGGGGCGGTCTTGGCACCGCCGGGTGCGACGTGTTCGGGCAGCGTGATCTTGCGGGTCTTGGCGTAGTCGCGGGCCTCGGCGGCCTCGTCGAGCAGCTCGCGGAAGTCTCGGTTGCTCAGGCCGGCGAGCTCCTGGCGGCTCTTGAGCAGGTAGTCCACGGCGATCTTCGCCGCGGCGGCCTCGCGTGCCGGGTCGATCCACGGCCGCGGCGGCCCGGCCCAGTCGTCGGTGTAGTAGGCCATCGCCATGGCCGGCTCCTCGAAGAACCCGGGCGCCTCGACGAGGCCCTGGAGGATGCACGACAGCTTGAAGTCCTCGCGAACCGGCTGGCACAGCAGGTCGACCAGCAGCAGCTGCAGGTCGTCGGCCACCTTCCACAGCTCCAGCAGCCCCTGGCGCTGCGAACTGAAGGACCCCTGAGAAAAATCCCGCACGAGGTTGGCGTAGTCCCAGTCGGCCCCGGCGGCGATCTCGGTGAGCTGCTGCCGCATGAACGGCTCGTAGACCGCCCCGGGCCGCTGCGGGTTGATCAGCTTGAGCTCCTCGCCCGGCGGCAGGCGATGGGTCATCAGCGGCTCCATAGCCCACTCGGTGTTGTTGTTGGCGTCCAGGCCGGTCTCGCCGGCCGGGCCCTTGAGCCCGTAGTTGGGGACCGTCCCGGCCGAGGCGTCGGTGGTCTGGATCGCGAAGCCGATGCAACTCTCCGCCTTCTTGGCGAGCGTCTCGTAGGCGTCGTACATCCGGACGGTGCGGGCCTTGGCCAGGACCGCCGACAGGCGGGTGACGCCGTGGGTCTGTCGCGGCCGCTCCTGCTCCATCACGTGGCAGACCCGCCCGGCCTCGATCCGCTCGCTCGTCGGCCGGTAGCTGTCCATCGGGTGCGCCTTGCGGCAGACGTGGTAGGCCACGGGCGCGCCCCACGCGTCGACCTCGATGCCGTTGCGGACCTCGTTGCCGCCGTGCTTCGTGACGGTCTCGTCGAGCTGCTCCGTCTCGATCACCTGGACCACGCTGCCGGGCTGGTTGCGCCGGCGGAAGCTCAGGATCGTGAAGCTCTGGCCGACGGTGATCAGCTCGCGGACGGCGAGCTTCTGCACGGCCTGAAAACTCTTGCGTCGCTCGACGTCGCAGAGGCGCGGCTTGCGGGCCCAGTGCGCCCAGAGCCGGTCGATCGTGCGGTTGAACGCCTCGAGCTCGGCGTTGGTCTCGGGGTCGCGCGCGGCCGACCGCGGCGTGATGCCGGTGCCGACGACGTTGCGGCAGAAGCCGTTGACGAGGCTCTTGCCGATCCAGCCGTCGCGGACCTCCGCGCGGGCCCGGGCGTTCAGCACGCCCATGTCGGCGGTGATCATCGAGTCGGCGCTGTCAGCGGTGGTCGGCCAGTCGCGGGTGAGTCGGTTTTTCTCGGCGGCGGCGTAGCTGCTGAGCATCTCCCCGCGGACGCGGGCCGCCTGCATCATCAGCCGGGCGTGTGCCCGCCGCTGTCCCCACCCCGGGAAGAGCACGCCGATCGCCCCGTCGATGGAGTTCGCTGCGCTCATCCGCTCGGGCCTCGGAAGGTCAGGACGGTGCTGCGTCGGTGGCCGGCGGCGGTCGCGGCGACGCGGGCGGCGTAGTCGCGCTCGAGGTTGCGCAGCTCGGCGAGGTTCTCGGCGCGGTACTCGATGGTCCGGCCGTTGATCGTCATCCGCGCGATCGACTGGCCGGCCAGGGTGAGGATGGTCGCTTGGACCGCCGCCAGGATGTCCGCGTCGCTCGCCATCTGCCCTAAGCATCGGCGCGGCCGCGGCGTCTGACCAGGGGGTCGTTAACAGCCCCTGTTAACAAGTCGCGCGGCCTACTCGGCCGGCTGTAGCACGCTACACCGACAGGACCCGGTACGGCGGGCAGACGAAAGCGCTGAAGTGCTCGGCGGCTTGCAGCGCTTCGAGGATGCGCTTCCTCGGCGTGGCCCTGCTCTTGCGGCTGGCGTAGAGGACCGCCTTTGCGTAGTCTGCTCCACAACCCACAGCATCAAGCCTATCGGCCGACTCCCCGACCTGGTAGTCCGCTTCGATCTGGAACAGGCTCCCCCTGTAGCCGACCAGGAAGTTGCCTGCCTCCTCCCGGCCGTCCTCGGTCCTTTGATACCCGCCCGCCTTCAGGCACTCGCGCACAGCATCAATGAACCGCGCTACCATGTATTCGTACACCGGCATCTTGGCCGGATGCTCGGGAAGGGTCAGCTTGAATTGCAGCAGTTGCCCCATGCGGAACGATGATGTGAAGCCCAGCAGCATCTCGCCACGCCTGAAAGCCTTCGGGTCTACTCGGGCCCCCATGTTCCAGCCATCGTCCGCACCCGCTGAATCCGCGCCGATGTAGACCTTGCCCTCGTGTACCAGTCCCGCTATGCAGGTCATCGCGTCCCCCTCCCTGATTCGGCGGCCTCGACGACCACCTTGTCCCTTCGCTGGCACCCACGGCACCGCACGTAGCGGGTCCGCGGCGTCTCTTCCTCGTCGGGCGTCGGGCTGCTGGTGACGTCCCACAGGCCGGTGGTCCCGCAGGACCGGCACCGCTTCTTCGCGAGCTCGGCCGTCAGCTTTGCCCTCTCGGCGTCGCGCTGCGCCTTGTTCGCCTTGCTTGGCTTCCGCGGCTTGCGCTTGGCCTCGGTCGTCGCCACCTCGCCCGCCGCCGCCGTGTCGTCCACCACCTCGGCCGTCTCGTCGCCCTCATGGCTGGTGGCTCGTGCCTCTTCCCTGCTCTGTGCCCTCTGTGGCTCATCCTTGCTCATGGTCGCATCCTTGCTCTGGGCCCGCGGTCTGCGGGCGGTTGTCGGTCACGGTCTCATCCGTGCGGTCCCTGCGGTCCGCGCTAAAAACTCGTCGGCCGCCACGGGTCGCGCGGCTCGTTCTGTCGTTTCCGGGCGGCCCGCTCGGCCTCGGCCCGGTTGGCCACCAGTTGCCGGCGCAGCGCCTGGCACTCCTCGACGCTCGGCAGCGTCTGCACCCCGGCCATGTAGGCCAGCGCGCACTGGTACTTCTCGCAGTCGCGGTAGTCCTCCCGGGCCCCGCTGTGGACCTTCGTCCACTTCTCCTCGGGCCGGCCGCGCGTGCTCACGACCACCTTCCGCGCGTTGGCCAGGTGGCGGTCGTACTCGTCGTCGGCGCGGGTGTTCAGCATCCACAGCTCGGCGTCGTCCTCGTCCCCGACGCCGCGAACGATCAGGTCGGCCAGGACGTCCTGCCAATGCCCCTCGGCCAGCCAGTACAGCGGCACCTCCAGCTTCCGCTTGACCGGCCGCGACACGCCCTCCGGCGGCGCGAGGAAGCCCTTGCCTCGCCAGACGTACTGCCCGCTCCGCGGCTTGGCAGCGCCCTTCAGCGCCCGCGCGACGGCCGTGAACTTCTGGCACCAGCGGTAGACCTCCATCGTCCGGCTGCTGTCGGCATCGCGGTCTCTCGTCCCGCCCGAGTCGATCCCGACCAGCTCGACGCCGAACGCCCCGAGGCCCTCGTCCTCGCACTTCCACACCCGCCCGAAGCACAGCCGCTCGATCTCGGCGAACGTCGAGACCCTCCCGTGCCATACCCGCTGGCTGCGCATCTCCGGCCCCCACGCCCGCAGCACGAGGTAGAAGTGGTCGATCTGCGTGTCGACCGCCGCGATCAGCTTGGCCGCCCACGCCGGCACCACGCCCTCCGGCAGCGCCGCGCGGCTGACCTTCCCGCGGAACACGTCGGCCGGGGCGCGTGCGACCTGCTGGTGGAACGCCTCGCCGAGCGTCTCGGTCACGAAGTTGAAGAGCTTGCCCAGCTCGCCGCCGGTCCGCAGGAACTCCGCCGCGATCGACGCCCACCCGGCGCCCAGCAGCCGGTAGGCCTTCCAGATCCGCATCCCGATCCGCGTGCCGCGCGGCCAGGCCTCGACGGCCTCGGCGTCGACCACGTCGTTGCCGTCGACGGTGCCGGCGGCCAGCTCGCCCCGGGCAGCCATCGCCTCGCCGTCGTCGGTCGACCACCGCCCCGCGCGGACCATCGCCGCCTTGCGGTCCTCGTCGATCCGCTTCCCGCAGGCCGTGCACTCGAACCACGCGGCGGCGTCCGCCACGATCCGGTCGGCCAGGGCGCCCTTGCCTTCGCCGTCGGCCGCGGACGGCCACTTGAGCTGCCCGAACGTCAGCCGCTGGCGGGCGCCGCAGTGCGGGCACGGAACGAAGTAGTAGAGATGGAAGCGGCTGGCCTCGACGAGCTTGTCGATCTCGCTGAACTGGTCGGTCGGCGTGGACAGGTTGACCTGGCACCGCCGCTCGCCGTAGGTCTCGGTTCGCTTCCAGGTGCGGCCGACCGGGTCCGGCTCGGCCCCCGCCCACAGCGCCATCTTGTCGACCTCGTCGCAGATCACGCGGCGCATCGGGTCGGCCGACGTCGAGGACGCCGACCCGCTCCACATCAGGTGCAGCAGGAACCCGTTGTCCAGGCGGATCTCCTCCTTCTGAACGTCGTGCGCCCGGCTGCTCAGCAGCCGCCTCAGCCGCGGCGTCTCGCGGAACAGCGGGATCACCCGGTTGCCGATGATGCGGCGGCCCTTGACGCGGTCGGGCAAGGCCAGCCCCACCGGGTCCGGCTCGAGGTCGGCCCAGTAGCCCAGCAGGTTTCGCAGCACCTCCGACGCGCCGATCTGCGCCGATTTCTCGATGTTGACCTGCTCGACGCCCGGCGCGGCGGGCAGGTCCATCATGCCGCGGCCGTAGGGTGCGTTGGCGTTGCGCCACGGGCCCGGCGTGTCGGTCTGCCCCTCGCCCAGCGTGCGGTAGGCCTCGGCCCACTCGCTGGGCCTCATCGCCGGCGGGAGCTGCCAGGCGGCCCGCTCGTCCTCGTCCCACAGCGGCACCGGCGGCCGGCCGCGCCTGCGTTTTTTGGCGGGCCTGCCGGTAGCCTTGGCAGCCCCGACGGTCTTGGCCTTCGCGTCACTCACCGGCGAAGCCCTCCAGGATCCCCCGCAGCCGCTCGCGGAGCAGACGCTCGATCTTCGGACGGCTCAGGCCGACCAGCTCCGGCCCGATCGACCGCGGCAGGCCGCGCAGGGCGCCCTTGACCGCGTGGATCTGTCGCAGCCGCCGGCGGCGGCACTCCTCGACGTTGTGCAGCAGCCCCTCGGTCTCCTCGCGATGGAGGCGGCGGATCGCCGCGGCCTCGAGCTGGTTCGCGGTGCGGGCCGCCTCGAGCTCACTCAGCGGCTTGGGGCCGAGCCCCTTCTGCGCGGCGTGGTAGCGGGCGGCCGGGTCGCGGCCCAGGTACAGCGCCATCCACCCCTGGACCTTATCGACCACCCACGGGGCCCGCGGCCCGAACGGCCAGTCCGGCCGTTTAATCCACTTGCGCACCGTCGACTCGGACCGCCCCACCTGGCGGGCCAGCCCGCGGATGCTCGTCGCGTGGGTGTCCGGCGTCCTGGCCATCGTCTCAGCGTCGCTCCTCGGCCGGCTGGCGGCGCCACAGGGGCCCCAGCTCGGCAGTTCCGGTTTCAGCCTGTCGCCTCAAGCTCTGTCGCGTTATAGCCTTGCGCACCTGCGGCACTAGGATTCCTCCGCCCGGGTTTCGCGCGAAAACCGGGCTCCCTTTGACCCGCAAGGGGCACCCCCCCCAGGAGGACCCGAAGCCCCTG